CAGCACAACCAGCAGCACAACCAGCAGCACAACCAGCAGCACAACCAGCAGCACAACCAGCAGCACCAGCAACAACAGCAGCACAAGAAACAGCAGCAGCACAAAAAACAGCAGCAACAGACGATGATTTATATGACGACTATGATGCTTTTGAAAGAGACCTTAATAAAACAGAAAGATTGGCCGACGCGGCGAGGCGGCGTGCTGACCAAAAGGCAAATGCAGAGATAGATGCAAAAAAACTTTTAGAGGACTTTGGAATTTTAGATCGTGAGAGTCGAGATCAGTTTCTTGCTGATCTGGGTGTTACTTCTGTAAACCCGTCTGCCACAGAAGCGCAACGAAAAGATGCACAAGCAAAAATAGAAATCCTAAACGAGTATTCTCCAGACACAAAAGAGGATTTACAAGCTGCACAAAACAGCGCCAGAATCGTATATGGGCAAGAACTACCTGTTCACGCTTTAAGTATTTCTGCTATGGCGTTAGAGCCTAGAGTTGTAGAGCTTCTCCGCGAAGGTAATTTAGTCGAAGCGCTTGATATATTAAGTCAAAGTAAAAATAAAGAAATTAAAAGAGTTGCCAGAGTTGTTAGCAAAGCTATTGCAGAAGGCAATACAAAAGTTACTTTGGAGAGCAATCTCCAATCACCAGATGGGCGCGTATTGGCTGGTGCATTCGATCCTAAAACTAATACCATTTTACTTAACCAAGATTTAACCCTTACTCCACATGTTTTACTACACGAATCGCTGCACGCTGTAACGTCACATGAAATAGCAAATAAATCTAGTGCTATTACTAAACAGTTACAAACCCTCTTTGACGATGTTAAGGACAGACTTGATAGTGCCTATGGTGCTACTAATCTTGATGAGTTTGTAGCAGAAGCTTTCTCTAATCCCGAATTTCAGGCGAAGCTCGCCGCTATGGATACTAAAGGAGATAAGTTAGGAACATGGGAGCGCTTTTTAAACATCGTAAAAAATGTAGTAAGAAGAATTAGACGATTACCTGTTACACCGGTAACTTCAGCACGAAGTCAAGTAGACAAGCTGGTTATGGAATTAGTTTCCCCCGCTCCCGAATACCGTAACGCCGCAAAATTAAACATGGCTGTTACAGCTAATGAAGAAGCTAAAGTATTTGGCGAAGCTTTTGATAAGTCCACCGGTCCTGTAACGCCGGATATGATAAGGTATTTTAATAATACGTATCCGACACTATCATCTAATGTACGAAAAGGTCTTATGAGTGCGCTTCCGCTTAACTCAATAGCAGACTTTATAAAAGACAGCCCTAATGAGGTATTACAGGAACTTGGTAAGGAACTCGATGAGTTATTCAAAGTCATCCAAGAAAAGAACGGCTCTCGCCAACGCTATTTGCTTAAGGTTAAAGATACTACAAGAGCATTAGAAAAAGTATTTGATAAGCTTCCACCTGAACAACGTAAACTCTTTAACAAGGTTGTTCAGTTCAGCACATTGGATCGTGTAGACCCCTCCTTGGAAAAAGAGTATTACGAAGGATGGCGTTACAGTTACGTAAATCAAAATGGACAAGAGTTTCGTTCCAAGCCATATACAACTAAAGAGAAACGAGAAGAGGCAATAGCGAACGATAAAGACTACGCCAAGGCAGAAAAAGATCACCCTACTGGTAAAATACGTTTAGCTAGAAGCGATCCAAGTAAAGGCAAACTAGAAGCCTATGACAAGTTAAAAGAGGACTACAATAAGTTAGACAAATCAGCACAAAAGGCTTATGTAAAATTACGGGATGCTTACGCAGAAGCTTATACTGATTTACGTACTACAATAATAAAGCGCATAGATGCAATCCAAGGAGATGAAAGTACTCAGATAGCTAAACAAGCTTTCAAAGATAAAATACTTTTAGACCTTCTTAACAAAGAATCTATTGAACCTTACTTTCCGTTATATCGAAAAGGAGATTTTTGGTATACCCATCAAGCCTTTCACCCTTACACGGGAGAAATTGAAACACTTAAAGTTGCATTTGAGTCGCGTGAAAAGAGAAATGAGTATGCTAAGTTTGTCCAAAACGACCCTGAGTTAAGACAACAAATCTTAGACAGTGAGATAACAACAGTAATAGAGGTAAGAGAAAAAGCACGAGCAGAAGCTTTAGCAAATAACGCAACACCACAACAAGCTGAAGATGTTGCTGTAGCAGCGGTAATAGAGGGGGCCGAGGCAAAACGTCCGACAAATAAGCTAGAGAAGAAAGAATACTCACAAGTAGATATTCGATGGGCACAAGGATTGCTCGCGGATGTGGTCAGACGAAAAGAAGACGCTGCAAACCTAAAGAAGAAAGAAGCATTAGCTGATGGTAAGTCTCAGGAAGAAGCTGAACAAATAGCCACTAATGTACGAAATGCAGGTAGCGCTATTCAGCAGATGGTATTGGAGGCTATGCTAGATGCAATGCCTGAACGGGGTTTAGAAAGAGCGTTTAAAGCTAGAAAAGGCACTCTTGGTGCGGAAGAGGATGCTATAAAAGTCTTTGGTGAACGTATGCCAGCGTTCATGGGGCAAATAGATAACCTACGGTTTGACGAGCCGCTTACTACCAGAGGAAATAATTTAAAGACAATAAGCAACAAAGCGGCAGGTACTCCAGATGCTGACTATGCTAATGAAGTATATGAAAAAGGTGAACAATATATAAGCTTTGTTAAGAATCCAGAAATTGCTACATACGCACGAGCGCTAAAGAGTGCAGGTTTCTTGTGGACATTAGGTTTTAATTTATCTTCTGCGGTAGTTAACTCTTTTATATTACCTATTGTTGTGCTCCCTTTTCTGGGGGGTAAATATGGGTATGGCCCTGCTTTTAAAGCAATGATGAAAGCTGGAAAACTTTATCTTGGCACTGGAATGCGGCGCAGACTACAGCCATTTGAAGAGTTTAATGCAGATGCCTTGAATAGTGCAGAAGAAGCGAGGCAGAAAGCGTTAGCAGAAGGCAGGTCTCAGGAAGAAGCCGACACGATAGCAAAAGACATGCTAACTGTATTTGATGGCCCGTCGTTAGCTAACCTTGACCCAGAAAGTTTACCGGAAGAATACCGGGAGCTTAAGCCATTAATAGAAGAACTTGTTTCCAGAGGTGCAGCTAATGCTTCTACTATTGGCGACATGTTAGACCTTGAAAATCCTACGGGTACAGATTTTGAAAGAGCGCAGTCCAGAGTAAATGCCATATCGGGGTTTTTGTTTCACCAAGGTGAGCGTTTTAATCGTCAAGTTACCGCGATGGCTGCTTACGAATTAGCAATGGAGCAGCAGAAAGAAGCCAATGAAGGCAGTCCTGTAACAGAAGAGCAACAAAAAAAGATAATAGCTGACGTACTACTTGACGTAGAACATACCAATAGTGGTGCGTTAATCGAAACAGCTCCAACAATAGCACAAGGTAATATCGCTAGTGTGCTTCTTATGTACAAACGTTTCGGTGTGTCAATGGCTTACCTTCAAATGAAGATGGCAAGACAAGCTTTAAATATAGGTAACTACGATGCAGACCAAACCAAAGATGCCAAAAAGCAACTGGCTGGGTTATTCGGTATGTCGGGACTGCTGGCTGGGGCACAAGGATTACCCCTATATGGAATTATTGCTGGAGTGGCAAACCTGTTTTTCTTAGACGATGAAGACGATGATTTTGATAGTTTAGTTGCATCTTACATTGGGGAAGGGCCGTACTCTGGAGCACTTAATGAGTTATTTGGTCTGGACGTTGCTCCGCGTATCGGTATGACCAACCTTTTATTTAGAACATTGCCTAATAAAGAATATGAAAGCACGCTTGCTTACCTTATGGAATTGGGAGGTGGCCCACTCTTTGGTATTGCGAACAGAATGGATCGTAGTTTAAATCTAATGATGGATGGTGAATACCGGCGTGGTGTAGAAGGTTTCTTACCTGCTGGTTTTTCTAGCCCACTTAAAAGTATCCGTTATGCAACTGAAGATGCTACCACATTACGTGGTGATCCTATTGTAGAAGATATGTCAGCAGCGTCTCTTATGGGGCAGTTTTTTGGGTTTGCTCCAGCAGGATACACTAAACAACTGGAATTAAATGCGCGTGATAAACGGATAGACCGCAACATTAACGAAAAACGTACCAGACTTCTTAGGCAGAGATACGTGGCTTATAGAACCGGCGACTTTGAAGGGGTACGTGATGTGGATAAGGATATAAATAAGTTTAACCAACGTAACCCTGAAGTCAGGATTACTGGGGAGACTAAAGCCAGATCATTACGGCAACATAAAGTAACCAGTCAGATAGCACGCCAACTAGGAGGGATAACTATTAGTCGGCGTAGGATAGAAAGTGTTTTACGTAAAAGATTGGAAGAAACAGGAGAAAGTGACTTTTTTATATAACCTTTGTAAAAAACGGCTTCACCAGAGGCGATCTAAGAGCTTTTAACAGAGTACCCCTACCCTTACCATCCCCTAATTTCCATAAAAAATGCCCCCACAAGGGGGGCAAAATGTCTCTCTACGAGAACGATGCACGGGCACTGTACCACGATATAATATGTGTAACAATCCAATGCCCTTACACCGTGGGGGTTTCTTCCGTGTCCCCTTGTCTTTCTTCACTCCACTTTAATCTAATTACATAAGTAGGGGGTAGGTTAAGTGTTTTCACCCCAGTGCTTAGTCGATACTTCATAGAAACCCCACCTAGCCTATCCATTATCATACGACGTAAAGAACCGTAGTCTAGTTTGCGGAGTGTGCACCAACGTTTAAAAGGAGCAGGTAGTAAATAGAGGGTGTTGGTGTTTGACTCTACCCTAGCGACAAACTTGTACATAGGTTTTTCATCAGCGGCAAGAAATACCTCAAGTTCAGGGTCTTCTATATTGGTATTCCCGCTATCTATCCTAAGTATGCTACGGTTATTGTCGGCTAAGTACTGTGCAATAACGTCTTCAATGTCTACTGCCATTGCCATTGTTTCATTACGAGCAGTTCTTAGTTGTGAGCAAATCCAGTCTTCTAAATTAGTTATGTTAAGTTCATGTAAACCTAACCGGCCCGCAATACTAAGACCCGCTAATGCACCGGCAGCTTGCCATAGCCAATAACGGTTTTGCGCAGTTAGTCCCGTGCGCTCTATAAGCCTGTTGATGTAAACGAGTAACGCTTTTTCTGCAACTTCTTTATGCTTCACAACCTTCTTTATGTAAATTTCACCTGCCCAACCATAGTTATTTTCTAACAAATGATTAAGCTCAATACCTTCCTTAGTAGTTTCAGCGTCCTCTTTTAGTTTAACCATCGTTTCTGCTTCAAGTACCCGTTGCGCTTCTCCTTTTGGGTGTGTCCTAAACTCTGCCGAAATCGTTTCTAATATACTTATGTTGCCACTTGTAGGTACGAGTGTACGCCACGGTTTTCCTCTGTAACGCTCCACAGTTTCCCCACTGTTACCCCTTAGACGATTCCTTTGCATGCCGCCACTTACAGCGTAAGCAAAATTACTTAACTCTTTTCCATCCTTGTTAGATAGCTCATCTAAATAGACAACAATATTTTTATATGTTTCTGTAACTTTCCATACAGACGCAAAGGTATCATCCCCTTTTTGTACAACTAAAGTAGGATCGCCCCATACAGAAGCACCTGCAAACTGCCCTGTAGATTTACCAAATCCTGATTCAAGGCTTTTTAAGTGGTATATGCTTCCTGCTATTTTTGGAGCAAACACCATAAGAGGGGCTGCAAAAGATAAAGCAAACATGTATTGATGTGGTTCAAATCCTGACTTATCAAAGAACCGTGGTATCTTTTTCCATTCTTCGAGACTACCGTTTTTATAAAAATGTGGGAAGTAATGCTCTGTGATAGTGCTAGGGTAATTAGGTTTTACACTGTCTGAAAATATCTCCCTATCACCTAAGATGAATGACTTGTTATCGTGTGTCCATCCAAACTGATCTGCTACAGTATGCTCTTCCATTAGTTCAGCAGCTTCTATACATTTACCTATATAAGACTTTAGTGCATTAAACTGCATAGTAAAAACACCTTTCTTAGCCATTTCTACTTTAAAGCTTTCTGCTCCAACAAGTTTCTGTAGTGGGATCATAAAATCACGAATACCTTCCCGTTTAGTATGATGCCTAAAGATAAAAGCAGTACCTGATGTTCTATCTCTTAGTTTTCTTATAATGTAAAGATCAGTCCCTAAAATTTGTTTTTCTTCTATATCCCCATTTGTTGTAGTTCTAATACCTATGCCTCCCTCTTTAAACCGGAAGTAAGGGCGTGGGTATTTAGGTGTCTTTATTTCACCTCTGTCTGATTCATCGTCATCAAAAATAGCTTCGCTATTCTCTGGAATGCTTACTATATGATCTTCTTCGGAAGCTTCATTGGCTTGTACTGCTAATGATATTGGTGTTTTAAAATTAGGGTTTTCTTTATGGGGACATCCTTCACAAGCTTCTGGATAATCTTCTTCAAAACGTTGGCAACCATGAGGAGCTTGGATAGACTTGGCTACAGAATTAGTTTGGTGTTCTGTGTACTTGTGGTAGCTACTAGAAATAGCATGTACGTTTTCCATACCTCTTGCGAGGCTTTCGTCTATATCACAAAATTTGGCGATGGATATAACATGAGTCCACGTTGCATAACTTAAATCATTTGGCGCGTTAACTGCCCTATCGATTTGAGCACACCCTGCTCCTTGCATTGTTCTTTCTAGCAACAAGCCAAAACGCTTAACGTAAGTGTTGCCAATAAGGTTCTGTATATCTTCCTGATCTTCTTGTGAGTATTCTTTGTCAGTGAGAACTGGTATCAAATCTTCGGGGAGCTTGGAAGAAAACTCTTCTAAACTTGTTACACCGGCATTATTACTATGCACAGTGCAGCTTAAAGGTGGGGAAGTCTTATGATTAAAGGTGTTAGGGACACGTAGAATACGTGCAGCATCTGCTGTAACTTGTTTGTCTATATGTAGACCAAATTGAGAACAAGCAAGCTTTAGCTTTTCTGCAACCGGTTGCCATTCTTCTATAGGGTATGGCTTATCTAAAACCCAATAGACATGCCAACCTCTCCCTGAGTCTACAAGAATTGAAGGAGCAGGTAATTGATGACGTTTGTAAAATTCTTTTAACGCTGTTCGTGCTTCTGTTTTAGTTGGGTAGTCTTTCTTTTCACCACAGTCTATATCAAGAAATAGGGTTTTCAGTTGTTGTATATTAGTTTTTGCTCGTTTTTCTGTTTTAAATGTAGCAAGGGCTACGTAAACGTCACTATCCTTTTTGGCAAAATCTTGTATGTTGGCAAGAGTATCTTTTGTCGTTTCTGTAAATTGTTCTCTTACTTTCTTTTCTAAATCCCCAGTGTTACCGACTATTTCTTTTATACTAACTGTGCAATAAAAACCTTTATCTCCTAAAACAGTATCTAAAAACTGTTGAGTATCCATAAAGTACACATATCGTAGAGAGAAAGCGCCCCGAAAGACGCTTTTTATTAAACATGAAAAAGTTAGTCATCAAATTCATCAAGCATTGAAGATAAATCGCTATCTGACGGTGGTGTGTTGGCCTTCTTATTCTCCCTAACTTTTGGCTCAACAGTAGCTTCTTCTGTTGTTTCTACAGGAGCGTCTAACTCAGCAAATACATCATCAACATCATCGGCTTTAGGAGAATCATTTTCCTTGGTAAACCCTTCTTCTGCTTCAAAAGGAGAAGGTGAAACAAACTCTTCCAATTTTAATACCTGTACAGCACGTATACGTAAAGTAATTCCATGCGCATTAGGAGAATTGTAAGGATACAACTCTACAAATAAGTTTATCTTACTGTTTGTAGTTAATTGAAAGCCTTCTTCTAAAGGCTGATTAGCTGCATCGAAATGTTTAGGGGGCTTAACAATTTGACCTTGATAGGCTGCTTTAATGTTAGCCTTACCAATAAAGGCATCCTCTGACTCTTTCTTAAGAGGGTTTTTAAACTCAGGCCATGAGTCTTCGCGCCCTTCGTCATAGGCATTTTTCATCTGAATAAGCAATTCTTTTGCCTGTTCTTTGTTCATCTTAAAGCTAACAGTATAGGCTGCACCTTCAACTAAATGGTCGCATGGGACTGTACCGCCTTTGCCGTTTTTACCACCAGTACTAGAGTAGTGGTAAGGTTTATCTAAACGTGGGTATAAGGCTTCCACGTTTTTAATATAACAAGTTTGATTACTCATAAGTCAATCGCTCTCAATATAAAGGTTATAGTTGCATTAGTTATAAAACTAAGTGAGTGCCAGATTTTCGACCACTGACTCTGGCAAATCAGCAACATAGGCTATGGAGATAGCCTTGGTCTTAGGTAGTTCTTATTTGTTATGTATGTACACTCCTTCGCCCGAAACTACGTCAAACACGTTATCTACGTCAAACGTATAGTCATGTGAAGTTATACTAGAATTAAAATTAATCTTCACTAACTCTTGTGTGTCTGGGTCTTTTTGAGCATGTAGTGCAATAAGGAGTTCTGATTCTTCTAATGGGCGCAATGGCTTAAAACAAAGTTTAGGCAATGATGAATCAGGGTCAAATTTTATCTCTGTCAGTACAGAAGCCATTGGAGTTTTGTTTACATTTAGATACTTTGCAAACGCTTGTATTGACATCTTCTTTTGGTCCTTACCAAAAATACTCGTTGATGGAAGATCAAGCTGATAGAGTTTATCAGAAACTAATTGCCCATCTTCAACTAGCATGATAGCCATACGTTGGCGAAAACGGCATGCGCGAGATGTGCCTTGACCCGAACCTTTTATGTTCTGCTTACAATCAAAACACGTAGCATTTTGCCTACCTTTATTAGAAACATCTTCGGAAGGTCTGCCGGTAGTAGAATCAATAGACCAACAAACAGGAGCGTTACGTTTATCTGCTACAAATTCTTCAGCATAATAAATTCTGGACATACGTGCAGCTTTTATTATCACCGCTTCCAATGATTTCTCTTCTAATTTGGCAACCTCCTTACCATTCAAGAGCTTACGAAAAGAACCCTCTCGAATACTTAACCGGTAAGTGTCAGACGATGGAGCTTTAGACTCCAACTTAGAAAATAAGTTCTGGTAATTACTAGGTACTTTATCTGATGACATTACACTCTCTCTATATATCATCATCAAATTCAGCTATTGTTTGGTTAAGCTTATCCACTTCCAGAATCGGGGCTGTCTCCAACATAGACTCGATTTCCGTAGGTGCTTCTTCTGTAGGCTTTTCTTCCGTTGCTTCCTCGTTACGCAAAGCTGCAACGACATCATCTAAACAAAAACGATAAGTATTACCTGCCTTAATATAGGTATCTCGCGGTATGAACCCACGCTTTACCCATTGCCGTACTGTAGATATTTTGACACCTACATGACTGGCTAGTTCTTCTAACGTAACATACTGTGTCACTATTTTTTTCTCCTTACGGTGATGGTGTATTCGCTATCTGCATTTAGACCCATAGGCAACTTGTCAGGATTCTCTTCCAAATAAGTGCGCATATTAGATTGGTGGATGCGTTTCTCTAACAGGTCTATTGAGCCGGTTTCCATAATAAATCTGTTCATACTTTCCCAATCAGAAGTCCAGTATTTAGTCTTAACAGATCGAAAGAAAGTACCTTTAGAAGTACGGACGGATTCAGCTCCAGTGGCTTCGCAATGGTCGTTAAGTATTTTTTTGAGGTAGATGAGCTTATCGTCAATCCCACTAATTTGAGCGTTTAGCTCATTAGTAAGTTCAGTTTTTCTATCCCGTAGCTTAACGCAAGCGTTCACAATTCTATCCAAACCAACAGCTTCGGCTTCAGTAGAGGGCATCGTTGTTCTCCTTTATGTTTTATATTCTAATACAGGATGGCGAGTATAAATGTACTTTTTTTATATTTCAAGTATTTCATTATATAAATCTATTATTTTTGTGTGTACATCTATTCTTTGGTCAAGTAGTTTATATACTCTTTTTTCCACAGGAGACCCTTGTAGTTGTATAACTGTACAAGGATGCTTTTGCCCTGATCGGTGCACACGCGCATTAGCTTGTGCATAAGTTTCCAAAGAGGCTACTGGCCCCCACCACACAATAGTATTTGCTGCTGTAAGAGTCACCCCATGTGCGGCAGCTTGCGGTTGGATTATGAGGACTCTGGGAGTGTCTGACTCCTGAAAATTACGAAACAGTTCCGTGCGTTTGGAGACGCTAACGTCGCCTCGGATTACCCCATTAGTGATTTTGTCCTTAACAAGTTTCTCAGACAGTATGTCAATTACATGTTTAAAAGGGACAAAGATAAGTACTTTTTGCTCAGTCTCATCAATAACTTCTCTTAGTACCTTGTAACGGTTTTTAATATCAAACTCTACTGTCTCTCCACTATCGGTATAGACTGCACCACAAGAAATCTGTAGGAGTTTGTTCATGGTTACGGCTGCATTTACCGCTGTAACTTGTTCTCCCGCTGCTATCGTCAACATGTGAGTTCGGATAGCTTTGTAGTATTTGTTTTGCTGTGGGGTTAACTCTATCTCTCGCTTGGTGTATGTCATATCAGGAAGATCAAGACATTGCGCTTTGGTATAGCGAACGGCAGGCTGTAAGGCTCCATGCACTTTAATAGTAGCGTTGTCTTTTGGAACCCATTTGAATTGAGTGACACGATACATAACCATCTCCCGAAAAGCGGAAAATGAACGCGGTACTGCTAAAGGGTTGATTAGTTTGGCTAATCCGAAAGCGTCCAACGGAGATTGCGCAGCCGGAGTACCTGTCATCATCCACACCCAAGTGTCAGGTTCTACAATCCTGTGAAGTACTTTCCACCGTTTTGAATTTGCGTTTTTGTAGTGGGTAGCCTCGTCTACAATTATTAAATCGTAGTTAGCCATTTTTACATGCTCTTCGACTATTTCTACACCATCGTAATTTATTATCACGAAATCTGAATCGCCTGTAATAATCTTACGCCGTTTGTCTCGTGAGCCATGCGCTATATCTACACTACGGTGCATAGCAAATTTAAACAAGTCAGCTCTCCATGCTGAATCCATAATTGACAATGGGCATATAACCAAGACTTTGTTAATAACCCCTTCTTTCATTAAGAAATCCGCAGCCCAAATGGCAGACGCGGTTTTACCCGTACCTTGTTCGTTAAAACAAAAGGCTTTGGAGTTCATCGTAAGAAAAGCAGAAGTAGTTTTTTGGTGTGCGAATGGTTTATGTCGGCCAGTCCATTCGTATTTACCTAATATGGGGGAAGGTACATTCTTAATGTTTAGGTTACGTAATACCTTAGCTTCGTCTATCCCCCACTTAACTAAGACTTCATTAGTGCCAATTATACGGCTTGTGGGGATAGCGGCGGTAATTCTTTGGGGGTCACGTACTTTGAGGCGTAACCCCTTATTATCTATTACTTGCATCATTCTCCGGTCTACTTCTTAGTTTTCTTTTTACTCTCACGCTTACTTGTTTCTGAAACTAATCGCCCACTAGAATTTCTTTTGAAGGATCGGTTGCGTGACTTACTTTCTATTTTAGTTCCATGAGAGTTCTTACCACCTTTACTCAGAGCTTTTTTATGACTAACATCTTTGCCTTCGCGCTTATCGGCTTTGCCATTTTTATTTTTGTCTGCTCCGGTTTTATCTACGGCACGGCGTGCACGTTGTCTTTCCATACGATCAGCATGTTCACCCCGCTCCTTCTGCTGGCGGTATTCTTTTTTGTAAGGTCGTGGTTTGTTTTTATAAGGCATCATCTTCTCCCGTTATGAAAACATTTAAGTTACATGATATTCTTTCTCTACAAAACCTTCTTTGCTACCTTGTACAAAAGAAGCACGTACCCATACATTCTTGTGTGCAAGCCGCCGTATGTGTCCACGCCGTAAATGACTACGCTTACCACTACCGTTAGTTGACTCTAGTACATAGGGGCTATCCCAAATGTCCCCACCTATTTTAAGAACATGGTAAGAATAATCAGAAGTATCATTACTGTGTTTAGCGTGTTTTTTTGCCAACTTGTCAGGTAAACTTACTTTAACTTTTTCCATCCCTTGTACAGATAATAATTTTATCAGAGACATTAAAGCGGCAACGTCTTCGTCAAAATCACGCAAGCCTTCTTCTTCAGACAGACCCGTATCTTTCATTTGCTTTAGCAATTCTTGCGTAGCAGGATCGCCGTAATACCTACATCCCAACCCATAACCAACCCCCTTTTCGGCTGGCAATGGGGCTTTGGCTAACTCTATTGTTATAGGCATACATACCCATACTTTAGGATCAGGGTCGTACACTGCACTTGTACACACTATATGACCATTTTGTTTTGGTTGACTAAAAACAGAAATCTTCCAACTGTTATGGAGAGCGCCTTCTTCTCTGGGTGTAGTACGTAACCATGACTCACTTAACAATATCGTTACGGGGTAAGGCAAATTAATAAGTTCATCGTCTTCAAACACTATATAGTCTTTTTTCTTTTTACCAACGTTAAGTACTTCGTTAATTTGAGGCACATAAAATTTTGGACAATTTTTTATAAGTATAGAATTCATTTTCAGAGCGTCTTTAGCATGAGGAAATGAAGGTGGGAACTCTGCACCGAATTTTTCCAATGCGTTTGCCGCTTCTTTAAACTTACGCCAGTGAGGTATACCCCTAACCTTTTGTTCACTCATTTATCGCCTCCCGTTATGAGGACACTCTAGTATAATACAATGCGCCTTACACAATCCAGTAGGGCGCGGGTTCCACACATCCGTTTCAAAAGTTTTCTCTAAAAGGCCGTAATTTGTTAGCCATTTTTTCCATAATCTAGGCTCGTCATCTTTTGTATATGTCTCCTTAATTAGTTTATTACATACAACAAATAGTAAACCCGCTTTAACTGTATGCACCTTTGGGAAATGTTTAAATACACACAGAGCCATAAGTTCTAGTTGGCCTTTGTCTGCGTATTTAGCAGACTTCCCAGTTTTATAATCAAAGACTTTAGCTATTCCGTTGTCTTCATCTAAAACAATTAAGTCAGCAACACCTCTGTACCACGCATCTTTCGCAAAGAACTCACATGGCTCTAAATTGGATGTAAGCCCCATGCGGTATTCACATAACTTATCTCCAGACATCCCTATTAGTTTGTCTAAAGTATCTTGTGCATAATCAAAACGTGGGTCTAATGCTCCCACTGTCCCATCTACGTATTCTTCCGCAGCTTTGTGAAACTCATTCCCATAAAGGATTGCATCAGTACTGAAATCTTCCTCGTAATCCTTTATAACTTTTAAGTGGTAATACTTTTTTGGGCATTGTTCAAACGTCTTTATACTGCTGAAAGACCATGCTGTTTTTGTACCCATTCGACACACTCTCCGTAGTTCTTCCCAACTTCTACATCCCCACGCACGGGTAGCCCCGTTGCCCAGTCAGGAACATAAGCCATACATTCAGCCACATAAGTCGCAGCCTCAGTAACTTGTTCATCAGGTACACAGCATATCACAGAGTCATGTACTGTTAGTAAAACCCTGTATCGCTTCTGTATTTTCAGCATCTGTTCTGCCATTACACAACGCGCTATCGCTTGGCACACATTTTCTATTACTTTTCCCCCATAGATTTTGCTGTAGCCTAATCTGGTTTTGTAAGAAAACTGTGTCCTACCAGTGTCATCTGTCTCTGTGCGTAACTTGTTGTAGTACATCGCAAGACCTGATGGGAGTTTAATAGCGTTCTCTTTTGGTAGAAGTTTCAGCACTCCTTCCTTACCTAATGTAAACATTTTGTTTTGGTACATACTCTCTAAAGTATTATTAGCGTTGTACCACAGCTTGGTTATCCTACTATTGGCGGTTCTGTACACTTGGATAATCCTTCGGCATTCCTCTTCGCTAACCTCTACTCCAAAAGCCTTTAGTTGTTCCCTAAAGCGTACCGCCCCCATCCCATACCCTGCGCCAAGGATTGTAGTCTTACCTATAAACCGTTGATCTTTCGAGACTTTTTCTACGGGGACGGCGTATATGGTACTAGCCATTATCTTGTAAACATCTTCGTCTCGTTCAAATGCTTGTACTAAATCCTGTTGTTCTGATAACCAAGCCAACACTCGTGCCTCTATCTGGGCAGAGTCGGCTTCGATTAAGGTATAGCCTTCGGGAGCGCAAATACATGACTTCAATATCTTCGCGTTCGGACCTTTAGACGGTAGGTTTTGTAGGTTTACCTTGTCGTAGCCGCCCCAACGCCCTGTATGTGCTGCGTAGTATTTGATAGGAACCGGCATTTGTTTGCCACGGGTTGCTATGTCTAAAAAGCGTTCTGTCCTTGTTTCTTCAAGCGTACCTTTTAGGCCAAGTCTAGCTGCAACAAGTGTCTGTACGTTTATATCTTCATGTTCTTGAAGTGCTTTAAGCCCCTCATCAGTTTTGGCAAACGCATAGGTTTCTTTGCCAGTGCGTGTACTAATTTTCATCGGAGGTTCTACACCCATACCTCTTAACAAGTCTGCAAACTTGTTATTAGACATAAGGTTTTCTAATTCAACACCACTCTCCGAAAGAAGTTTGTCCTTTTGTGCTTTAAGGCTATCGAGGTGGTCGTCTAGTTTGTTTACGTCTAACTCTAGGATAGGTTCAATAAACATGCGTAGCGTCATGTCTATTACTTTAAGTTCTTTATGCGGGAAATATCGTTTGGTCATAAAGATGTCAAACAATTTATATGTTAGTTCAACATCATTAACACAGTAATCGCCGTACTTATCTAATTCTTTTTCACTAAAATCGTTACGCCGTTTACCTTCTGCACTGAGTACTTCGGTTCCTTTTTGCCCGATGCCATACATTTCTGCAAGTTTTTTGAGAGAGCCACTAGCGTCCACACCATGAATAGCCCTAGCCATACTAAGAGTGTCAAAGTAAACGCGAGGGCGAATACCAAAAAGCCAATGAAGTATAGCACCATCAAACAAAGTATTATGAGCCAATACCCCACAGTCTTCCCAAGCATAGTTATCGTGTAAATAAGTTTTGAGGTCATTAAACTCTCCGCTTAACCATTTGGTTTTCCCATCGTTAACTTTTACTCCCACCCCTATCACTTCAAAGTCGGGGTTACGCACATACTGCTCAGTCGTTTGTTTTCTAAAACCAAAGTCTTTACTGTAATAAGTTTCAAAGTCTATTGTTATTATGTCCACTACAGCAATCCTAATTTAATTAGTTCTTGTCGGTTGGCTTCGTGAGCCGCTTTAATATCTTTTTTATTTTGCCCTTCATACGCAACAGCCAGCTTTTCTTTAACAAGGAGCTTCGTAATAAGTCCTTTTCTCGTCTTGATCTCGCCCAGCCATCGCCCAAACTTGCCTCTTTCCTTCGTTCTGAGGATATATCTCTCTCCGACTTTGAGGTTGTCTTGTAAGTATTTTTTGGCGAGTAGGCCATGTGCTTTCTCCTGTTTGTTTCGAGTTCTCGACTCAGGTGCGTCAATTCCATAAAGGCGAATGTTAACGCCGCGACCAGAACTACCACGCAGCACCACGCCAAAACCCAGATCAATGTCAACTCTCAGCCCATCCCCATCAGTGATTGATCGGATGATACAGTTGTATTCATACATGTTTTTATCCTCATTCTAAGTGCGCAATCTCTTTAACAGCTCTAGTGGGGGTAACTGATGTGTTACGCTCTTTCCCATATTTAATCTCCTGCATCCATTGATGATACTTCCCTTTCACATCTGTCCTCGACGAACCGTACCACAAAAGCCTATCGTCTTTCATCCGCAATTCCAGTCGGTAAAAATCGTCACTAACTTTCTTAATCATCATCATCGTTCTCCTCTAAAAGATTGAGTCGATCCTGCATTGTTTTCACTATTTTCCGTTACTACTGCTCTATCTCCATGCCACCCAAATGGCAAACGATAATCTTCTGGGAAGACAATTAAGTGATACTGATTGGCAGTATTGATCATCCTGCTCTCAGCGGGAAATATCTGGAGCGCATCACACTCACAACCTACAAGTCGATTTTTCATCGTCTGCATATCTTGCCAATTATTAACTGGTCGCTTGTCTCTACGCTTAAACGAAAGCCAAGTACATCTGCCTTTAAGGTTTTCAATTTGAACTAATTCATCAGCCGCACTACCTCGATAAACTTTAACTTGGTAAATGTTATTCATATAAACTTCGCTGGCTGCTATTTCTTTACTAACAACTATATGAGCTTGCTCCCTAGTGCAGCTCGGAAACATCTTGATTACCTTGTCTATTTCAATGTTTAATCGCTCTTCTGGGAGAGTGATATCCGTTGCTCTGAGTAACTTTCCACCTTTGGGATTTACTTCACTCATCTTCGTTCTCCTCTACAGTTCTTTCTCTAAGTATAGCTTTATCAAACAGTTTACATCCGGTGCAGTACCATCCCTTACGAAAAACTTTTGGTTCAGTTTCTTGGGGGGAATCAAAGTAACCCAGTACTTCGTGCATCTCTGCCCCACATTGACAGCTCCGCTTTAGGTTCTTATATATGGCACTCCTCATTTAACAGTGTTCCAGTCATGTCTCTTATCCAAACTCCTAGCCTCAACTACTCTTTCTCCTTGTTTTTTCTTTTTGTTGTAATTCTTTCTACTTGATTTTCGATTGTGGTGTTTATTGAGTGCAGCGACACTTGGGCTATTCCATTTGAAATTATCAATGGCTCCTAATATTTCATCTTCGCTATGCTTCCCTGACCAAAGGCAACCACTAAGATTGGATGACATACTCTCAACAAATGCTCGCGTAGGTAGCGGTCCAAACGTTTTTTGGTGTCGTTTGAGACCACTATTCTGAAAAAACTCATCTACTTTACCCCAATCAACATAAGTATCTGAACTTAAACCTTTGGCCTCTCTATAAACATTCGCTTGTACGCGCCCCATACTCCACTCGTTGTACCACCCTTCGAGTAGCCTTCGATCCCACAGTTTTTGGAGTTCTTCTTTATTCATCATCGTCCTCCTCTGTTGTTAGTTCTTCTAATTTGTCTACGGCCTCCACAAGACGTTTACCTAGAGCCATAAGTTCCTCTATGTCTTGGTCACTTACCTTGATTGTTATCTCTATCATTTCTCTCTCGCTCCCTTTCGTACTCTTCGTCCTCATTGGGTTCATATCTGTGTGTTGTAGGGCGGTAGTCCTCGTCCCCTACGCGGTTAGGGTCATCCGGTAAATCCCACCAATCGTATTTCCTATTCATCTTCGTTCTCCTTTATGTCTTTAAGAATCTCACGCTTCAATCTTTTACGATCTTCTGGTGAGCATTTAGTTACGATCTTAATGTCGTTTATTTTTACCTTATAGGTATCCCAGTATATGGCCTGTGGGGGATCAGTATTTAGTTCGTACTGCCACTTCTCTCCGTCTATATCTACATAAAACATTTCACCTATCATTAGTGTATTACCTCATCGGATGGCGGTTTACCCAAGTCTTCTGCTACCTTTGAAACAAGCCATGTAGCCTCTACTACTTTTATGAATGCTTCTAGGTCTACTCCCATACCTATAGCTATATGAATAACTTTAGCTAAGAGTACAAACTGAACCAGCCTGACATCAGTATCCCCCTCAATGCCATCGTGTAATGCTCTTGCAACTTGCCTTTCTAAGAATTGATACTCTTCTACAAACTCTTTTGTCCCAACATCGTCAGCGAGTATCCCTAAAAAATCTCCTAAATCTTTTTGTGTTTTTGAACTCATATCTTTCTCCTTTAAACAAGTTTGCATGGAGGAAAGGGAGCAAGCTCATTACCTAGGAACAACACTCCCAACAACAAGTACTCCCCCTAATCGGAGTCAGTGTTGCCTTCCCCATGACTAACCGTAGCGTGGCTTATCCGGTATACACACAAAGTTTAGGAGGACTCCGTGCAGAGAGGCACCAAAGCCGTAGTAACTTCGTTGTATACTGTGGGTGTTTTTTAAATCGACCCACCGCCCACTGAGGTCGGGGATAGGTAGAAATGAATAAGACCCTATCCCATGCAAAATTCTAACCATCAAAATCAAGTATTAGTTGCTGCCACGACTTCCTGCGTGGCCCATCATGCTCCCTAGTTTCTAAAACTTCTTTCACAGAATCTACGTTATCTTCGTTGACTACCCACGCAACACCCCCTGCTTCATTTATGTTCTCCAATTCTCTTAACTGGAGTGCTGTGGGTTGGTTCTTCCCTGCTTTACATTCTATGCCGTAAAACATTCCGTTGTAACAAACAATAATATCTGGGACACCTGACCTACCGTATCCACCTGTTGCGGGGAAAAAATAATACGCATCAGGTATTTCTTTTAGTTGCTCTACTACTTTTTGCTTAACCTTCTTCTCTGGCGTTATCGCCATCCGTATCTCCTTCCTTAACGTACACCCAAAACAAGTACTTACTCATACGTCTCCCAATCTCAGGTATATCCTCAGTCGGGGGATCATAACTACGCATTTTTAGTACCGCTAATTTTCTTCGTAACCATTTAGGCAACTTGTTTACAGAACAAGGGCTAAGCGTTAGTAGGTAATCCCACTTGCTAGTGTCGCTACCTACTTTGTCTATAAAGACCTCGTCATGTACAATTCCTTCCTTGTCTACAAAGACCTCTATCCTAAAAGCATCATCTATCACTAGAGAAAATCTCCGTAGCTTCACTGGGGTTTAGGAAAACAACTGCTAAAGACCCTCCGAATACATTTATAAACTTGTCTCTATCTAAACGGGGGTCAGAATAAAGTGCACCAACGCTCGGTAAATACGAATAATCGTCGTAATGTTTCCTCACTAAGCTATCCTTATTGATTTGAAGTGCTGCAAGTTTACCTTTGATCGTCTCCGGTAATTCGTTAGCAGTTTCATACTCATTTTTTGCTGATACAAAAATATTTCCTTGCCTCCATTTGTCATCGAGATTAAGAATAGGTTTGCACATAAAACATTGGATATTACTCCCCTCCCCCCGTTGCATAACAAACACATTGTGCATAGCATTAGTTTCATCTGCGTTAGCTTGTTTTTCCGCTAGGGTCATTAAAAATTCTTTTGATGCCTCAATAAATTTTTCCGGTAGCTTCACTGCTTGGTCACTATGTGATGCCAGTTCTCGTGATTCTTGTGGTTCTTGTACACTTCTTGCTATATGTAATGCTACTGCAAGTGCATTATCGAAACCCTCGTCCTCATCTGCATCAAACTGCATAGGTTGGCGCAAATAGTTATCTATAGTTTTGGCTAACTTCATTTGGTCTTGTGTTCTAACGCGGTCTACGTCCCCCATAAATGTATCACCAAAACCTACTACTGCCGCATTAAAGGTAACTGTAGGGAAACTCATTACCAAGTTAATTGCTTTGTTCAGACTATTAGTTCGAGTGGATAAACGTTCTGTGAGGTGCATAGGTGTACGCGCCTCACTATTCCTTCTACCCTTATAGATAAAAGGGGAACACACAAAGTAACGTGGTGTCTCGTCTCCAAACTGATTTGGTACATAAGAAACATAAACAATAGCTCTGAATAAGAAATCCCCTCTCAAGCGAATCCCCATAGCATCTGGGTACACTCCTTCCAGTCTCTTTTGAGTCAATATCAAGCTCTTATAGTGCCTAAGCCTTATTGGGGTAACAGTTATATTTCCCCAAGGAGAACGTTTCTCAAATTCCTCCATAACTTCTTTTAATACTTGCCCAGCTCCCCTCGCATATGCGAGTGCCAGAGGATCAGTGCTACCGGCGGTGCTGCTGAAAGCATCGCTACCTTCACCCATCCAAGTAGGGTAGTTGTAAGGATTAAAGTAAATTAAATCCTCCTTATTTCTTACACAAAAGTTATAAAAGGGTGTCTCGGTGTCTTCATTTAACCCTTCCGCTACTTCATACTGTGACCCAAACGGGTGTGTGTATTTGTAAAACATGTTTAGTCCTCCACCTTCGCTCTTTCTAGTTCTGGTCTTGCTTCACTCATTGTTGTTCTCCTCATTCTCATAAATATTCAGTGCTAAATAAGGGATTGGGAGGTAACTAGGGTCTGCGTCTAACTCAATATTGGTACGGGTATACCAACCACCACCACGTGGATCATCAAATATATCTGCATGAATATCAGTATCCGGAGGATAGCCTTCTTTTATGGCTTCTTGCAGTTGGTTAATTAGTTCTTGAATTGTTATTCTCGTTCTCCTAGTTGATGGCAAGTTTCTGTTGGAGTAAATATTTATGGCCAAATAGGAAATTGGCAAAAGCACAGGGGCTGCGGCTAACTCAATGTTGGTGCAGGTATACCAACCGCCAGCATCAAACACATCTGCATCAATACCAATGTCCGGCGGGTAACCCTCTTTTATGGCTTCTTGTAGTTCTTTAATCAGTTCTTCTATTGTCATTGTTGTTCTCCTTATCCACAAAGTCACCTGTTTCAAAATCGAAGACCTTTCCAGCCATAGCTCTCTCCGCTTTCTCCAAACTCTCTGTTATCAAGCCCTCTAGTTGCACCTGTGCCTCATGGGTGTACGGCCATACGTTGATTGCGATTTTCCATTGATCTTTGTCGGGATACCCGCTGCTATCTGTGTCTAGGCTTATACCCCAATAAGTTTCTTCCTCAGTCACATCAGGCATAGTGTCCACGCAGATACGGGTATCAGGTTTGTACCCCTTCGCTATAGCTTCTTGTAGTTCTTCAATCAGTTCTTCTATTGTCATTGTTGTTCTCCTAGTTAATTGTAACGTTTACTTTCTTACCGACAGTTGGTTGCGCACCCTTGTTATTTAAGATTGCCCAAAGCACCGGAGCATCCCACGTACCCCAATCATTACCCCAAATGTACCCATCAGTTAACACAATAATACCTTCGGCTTCTATGCGCTTGTCTTTCACATAGTTAGCAACACACGTTACATCCGTTCCGCCGCCCCCTTTAGGTTTTGTTGTGTTAAGAAGTTCAGATAACGGTATTGCTGTCTCGCCATAAGTTTCGTGTGATCGAACTTCTGTGTCCCAATACAGTATGTGGATATTGGTAATGCTTAGTGTTTCAATGACGTTACGTGTTATAGAAAGAAACTCGGTTCGTTCTTTCTTACCCACACTGCCAGACATATCTATAGCTATAATCAGATCGTTTAGCTTATCTTGGATACGACTTGGCCTAATGATATCCATCGGTAGGTATTGCCGATTAGGGATTCGGAATGTTCCATCTTCTCCACCGGCACAAGTAGTTGTCATCCATTCCTGAACAATGTCTTCCCACGGAATTGTTATCTCAATAAGTTCTTCCAAGTCTAGGTTAGAGGGATGTCCCGATTTCTTAGCAGCTAATAAACCCTGACGTAGTGCTTCTTCTACTTCACGTTGATGTTCTTCCTGTTCTTCTTTGGAAAGCTCGTCATAGGCTTCAACGTCATGCTCGTCAAAACTCCCATTACCTTCACCTTCACCTTCTCCGTTTCCTCCTTTTCCGTCTCCCCCTTCCTTTTCTTCTTGCTCCTTGAAAAGAATTTTCCATATCTCTACTTCGTGCATATCTTCAAAACGCGGATCATTCAGCCAGTCAGGGTGTATCTGGGCGAACTGATCGATTTTATTTTCCTTAACTATGCGCCCATTAATACCTTCATCCCAAGCTCTGTTAGCTGTATCAGGATGTTTGTCCCACATCCACTTGAACTGGGCCATGTGACAATATGCCATGTGGTATAACTCGTGGATAATTGCAAAACGTAATTGCGCATCAGTTATCCTCTCTATCAACTTCCGTCCAAACACAATGTCTTTAAAGTTTGTGTATGCAGTTGGACAATTCTCATCAATACGTATCTCACCTAGTTGTGCTAGACCGGCGAGTGCCATGTAACGCTCGTGGTCTAACACTCGCGTAACTTCCCGAAACAATCGTTGTTCTGCTGTTAAATTTATGTCTAAAGCAAACATTGTTACCCTCCTTATTTAGCTTCTTCAAATAGATGAACGTTAACTCGTGCCCATTCCTGATACTTTTTATTACCCGATACAACACGTAGCTTGGGGTAATCTTTTACTCGCGTACCAATACCAAAAAGTGCCTGATCGATCTTGGTAAACTCCCCTTGCCCTTCACGCATTAAGTACGTCATCCAAGGTTCTGCAAATTCCTTATCCATGTCTCGTAATGTTCTGGTGATAAGAAGGCATTTGGCTGCACCGCTGCTAGGAATAGGTGCGTGTAACGGGTCAGCTATAATCTGCTCTCGCGTTGGAATTTCACCTTGTAGCTTAAAGTAAGTCATCATATCCGCAGCGGCCACCGGCCCAACTGCACCTTGCAGTGCGCTGCCTAACATTCTCTGATACTTCTTTACAAGGTTACTGCTTATCGACCCACCCTGTGTAGCTTTCTCGATACGCGCATCATAGGTGTAAAAGAGCGGTGATGCTGCTTCTGCCATTGAACGGCCTGTAATGAATGCGGTTGGTATATCAGTTGCGCGTGGGTCATAGCATTCGGGATGCTGTCCAACCTCCGACCAATCAAGGAAACAAGAGAATATGTGGTCATTCTGGTTTGCATAGGAAAGGATAAACTCGTGTACCCCTTTCTTTATTGCCCAACCTAACCACTCCAACTTGGTAGGTACAATCAGTGATCGCACAAGTACCCTGTTACGGCCATGTGCCGGTAACATATCGCCTAGCCCCTCCGCTGCAAAGTTAGTCGTTGCAAAAACAATCGAATCAGGATGAAGCTCCATGTCTCCGTACTTCTTCTCGTACAAAATACGTAATACAGAGTTAAATGCAGAGCGGGGCATCTTGCCAATTTCATCAAACATTATGATTACCGGCTTCCCCAAATGTAACCCAAGTTCTTCGTGAGGTAATGTTTTGAAAGTCTTTCCATCTTCTGAATACTTAATCATAAAGAAGTCACCGCTATCCGACTTCGTTGTACAATCCACGTAGATAAGTATGTAATCCTCAAATTGTGGTAACGCTCCCAGTGCATTTAACATGGCAGATTTACCCCAACCCATAGCCCCTTGGATTATGTGTGTTACTTCGTGCCCAACATCAGCTAAATCTTCGATAAGTTCATCATAAGTTCCAGCTCCAATCATATGCTTCTTATTCATAACAAGTTCTCCTAGTTGTTGTATCGCATGCGATACAAAGTTAATAAAAATGTTAAGTAATTCTTACCTTCCCAAGTTGTTGCTGTAGTATCTCCTCTATAGTGTGGGTAAGTTTTGGATGATCGCGTCTACCTTGTCTTTCGTTGTGTGCCGCAGCGCATCTGATGCTTTCAACTGTGGTACATTCACCGAGTCCAACAGTCCACGCAATTCATCCTGTAAGTTGGTGATAGCGGGGTCATTGTGTATGTTGCATATACCCAACATATCCACATGCTTTAGCACGTTGTCCAAAAGCGTGCCATGAAATGGTCTGCATGTAGTTTTGGATTGCCGCTTTTTGTTAGGGTCATGGGCGATATCCTTGTCTGAAAGTTGTTTGGAAACATTCGTTACACTCTTGCGCACGTTATCCAGTACGGCTTCAAGTGAATCGCGTAACCGATTATTGGTCTGCCTAATATAGTTATCTTCGAGCTGCTTGCGTGTTTCTACCTCAAGTTCCCCACGAAAGTCCTGCACTAGCGGGATGGGTTCGACGTTCAACTCCCAACCAATCTTGTACTCCAGTTCCGTAAGTGTAGGGAACTGATTCTGGTCATAATCGTCACCTAGCTCTACCTGACTTTTAGCCATTATCGACGGGTACTCTCTAAAGAAGTTGTCCTTGTGGTTTTGCATCTGGCGGAACAATGGGGTGACCTCGTTTACCAGATCAATATAGCGTTCGTTCTCTAACAGAAACTTGCCATGTGAGTACGGTGGGCACGCTTCTCGCACAATGTCACGCACATCGCCACCCAATGACCTGATTGCTACTATGTCTGCAGAATCGACCAAGACCTTACTGACCTTATGCCGTCCTTTTTTAGCATTGCGCGATCTGGAATAGTCTGCGCTTCCGCTTCTGTCCAACTTTGTGAATGACGGCATGCGTAGAGTTACAGAAACAAGTTGTGCATTCTTCGCTAGGGTTTCCATAGGTGATAAGTCTAAGGCTCCTGCCGGTAATGGGGTTTGTATCGCATGCGATACAGTTTCTAAATTGATTTGCATTATATTATCCTTTAGTTAAGTTGTTTGTGAATTAAAACATTGTCTTACAGTTCTATCAAGGTTTCTTTGGTTTTATACCTCCTCTTATTTTCTAACGATTTCTAACGATTTCTAACGATTTCTAAGGCTCACAATTTGTTCGGCAGTGTTTTCGAGGTTATAACTTTCCACTACAAAGCCGCCGCCAAAATCTTTACCTCGATATCTTTTAAAATCTAAAGTCTTTGCTAATTCCAAGGC